TGTTTCAGGACATTGCCCGAAGTAGTGAAGCCATCGGAGCCGAAAACGCCGTTGCAAAATATTTTGGAATTGATGAATGGAAGGCCACGGTCAACACATTCAAGAATCAGGCCGATGTCGGGTGGAATTTGGAAGTCAAACACACTCCATGGAAGGAAGGTTGCCTGATCCTAAGAGATCGTGACCGTGCCGATGATGTGGCCGTTTTGGTCACCGGCAATTCGCCAAATTACTACATCGTTGGCTGGATTCCGATTGGCATGGCACGCAGACCATCCAGGCAACGTAGCGATGGGTCATATTGGATCAACCCATCGGATTTAAACCCAATCGAGAATTTGAACAGGAGTATTTATGCTCGAAATTATCAGGCTTGATTGTAGAGCTGAGAAAAAATCGACGGATCACAAAATCGTAAAGGTGACGGACAATTTGCCCCCATTTGTACATTGCGTCGAATGCCTTTCATGCGGCACATTGGGCATTGCCAGTTTCCAGGTCGATGATGCCGATCTATGAATTCAAATGCCCGGTTTGCTCGACTGTAAAGCCAATCAAGGCCGGATTTGATGAGGATTTCACGCCACCCGGATGCCCGTATTGCATGATTACCATGGAACGGATTTGGACATCAACGCCAATTCATTTCAAGGGTACGGGTTGGGGTGGGGACAAATGACCAATCACCTGGACATGGATTTCGGTCATGAGCTGATAGACCATGGGACATCCGATGACTATTACACGCCGCCATTCATATTCGATGCCCTAAACGTTGAATTCGACATGGACGTTTCAGCACCGCCGGGCGGCGTCCCATGGATACCGGCAAAACGATCATTGACGATCATCGATGACGGATTGGCCTCAGAATGGGTGGGACGTGTCTGGTGTAATCCACCTTATTCAAATGTGACGCCATGGGCCAAAAAACTAATTAAACATGACAATGGAATTGCGTTGGTACCAATGGCCAAATCGGGTTGGTTCAATTTGATTTGGGAACACGCATCCGGGGCATTGCCATTGCAGGCCAATCTCAAATTCGTAAGATCGGACCAAACATCCGGGTCGATCATGTTGCCCGTCATGTTATTCGCATTCGGTGAGACCAATCGCCAGGTGCTAATCAATAGCGGATTGGGCAAGGTACGATGATCGTTAAAATGTCTTACAAATGCCAGTGCGGAGTGATCATTCACATCGAGGGGCGTTCATCGTTGAACGTATCTCGTGAATTAGACATTGCGGTTGAAAGGCACGGTGATGAAGCCTGTGGATAACCTGTGGACAACACGCCGAGGCCCCGTTCAAGTTATCCACATTCTTGCAATGTATTTGACTCGTTCGGTACGCTGGATTCGCTTAAAGCGAGCCGCTGAGGCGGATTGCTCGCTTAGGCGTATTCTGCTATTACCACAGTTGTGCCTATTAATAGGCTTGATTTCAACAAACGTGCAACCGGTTCATGCAGCTACACAAACCGACTATCTAAAACTATATGCACATTCAAGGATCGTTGATTTCAAGCAATATCAATGCCTAGTAAAGATCATCACTAAGGAATCAAGGTGGAACCCAAACGCGGTCAATGGTAGTCATTACGGGTTAGGCCAAATGAAATCACAATGGTATAGACGCCTAGACCCTTACAGACAAATAGATGAATCCATTCGATACATACGCCATCGCTATGGTTCAATGTGTAACGCATGGGCGCATCATCAGGATAAGGATTGGTTCTAATGTCTAAGGCATGGAGATTATCAGACCGAAAGGGATGGAGACGGATACGCGAAAGAATCCTGGCACGTGATGGATATTGCTGCCAGCAATGTGGTGAGAGTGAAGGATCGATGCATATTGATCACATAGTCCCGAAAAGACTCGGTGGAAGCGATTTGGAGGAAAATCTGCAGGTTTTGTGCAAATCATGCAATTTGCGTAAAGGTGGCAGTTTTTTTGAGAAGCCTTTGACACCCCCGACTCTCCATGAACGTTATATCCCCGAAAACGTGTCAATCAGCCATGATTAAGGAGCAACAGGCCATAAACAGTCATGATCAAGTCGAACCCGGCTCAGATCGGCTCACATCGGTTTTGGCACCGTTATCAGCTACGGTTATGGGCAGTCCAACGCCTAGAATCCACACTCCATTGAATGATTTACCATCCAGGGGCCCTGAACTCATCGATTTTGCAAAAACTATCTTTCCAAATGGGTTCATGCCATGGCAGGAATTCGTGGCCATCCATGCTCATAAGGTCAAACCTGACGGCAGGTGGGCTACGCCATTGAACGCCATTGTGGTGGCCAGACAATCCGGAAAATCGACGTTGATGCTCAGTCGCATTCTCATGGGGTTATTCCATTGGGACGAATCATTGCAGGTGGCCTCAGCTCATAGATTGGCCACGTCGTTGGAGCAATTCCGGGCATTGGTGAATTTGATTGAATCATCGGATGATCTTGCCAAACGTGTAAAGCGAATCCGCTGGTCCCACGGTTCGGAGGAAATCGAGGTTCAAGGATCGACCGGGATCAATCGGTTCATCATCAAGGCCGGAGGATCGGCTGCCCGTGGTATCTCAAAGCCAGAGACGGTTCACCTCGATGAGCTGCGAGAGATGCACGAACTGGAATCATTTGCATCGCTGCGGTACACCCTACTCGCGGCTAAAAATCCGATGGTCATGACCTATTCGAACGCAGGTGACCAACACAGTAAAGTGCTAAATTTGCTACGCGAACGGGGAATCGCCGCTGCGTCCGGTGTGGTTGACGATATTGGATATTTCGAATGGTCAGGTGCATCGGACGCATTGACGGACGAAAATTTCGCCATGGCCAATCCGGCATTGGGCCACACCATCCACATCGATAACATTCGAAGCGTTTTGAAAGACCCACCCGAAGTTGTACAGACCGAGGTTTTATGCAGATGGGTCCAAACAATTTCATCGATTATCAGTCAAGCTGCGTGGGATGGATGTGCCGAACCCGAACTCGAACTCGATCCCGAAAAACTCACATGGTTGGCCCTGGACATTTCACCGGACCGCCGCCATTGCGCATTGGTCGGGGCTCAGAAATTAGGGGACGAACGATTCGTCGTGAAGTTACTCCACACCTGGGAGAATGAACGGCAGCTCGATGATCGGGCCGTTGCAAATGACGCCGCGTTTTATTGCCGCAAATATCCCATCGAGCATTTGTTATATTCCAGGAAAACCAGTGGGGCCGTGGCCGCAAGATTGCAACCGGCTGGAATTCCGATCTATGACATGGACGCGTCATATCCTCAAAGCTGCGACGAATTATTGGGTGCCATAAATTCGGGCCGGTTACGTCATACCAACCAGCCTGAACTGACGGCGCAAATGTTGTCGGCGGTTCAATTACGTCGAGGCGATGGCGGCTGGGTCATTGGACGCCGTGCAAGTCAAACGGCAGTGTGCGCAAGTGTGGCCACCGCATTGGTGACACATTTTGCGACACGCCCAGAGACGGAAACCGACATCATGGTTGGATAGTGGTATTGGCCTGAGAAAATCAAGCCATGGGAATTCGTGACATTTTTGCAACACGTCAGGTTTCGACGGTAGGGCTACCGTCCGGACCTGATGTGGCTGCGCAGCTTGGCCCGGTTACAACATTGGATTCATTGACGCCATTTTTCGGCGGTGCAAATACTGCAACACGTGAGGAATTCATGTCGGTTCCAACCGGCGCACGGGCTCGAAACATAATTTGTTCATCGATTGCATCGATTGGCCTTGAAGTCATTGACCGATCAACAGGCCTTGAAATCGAGGATGCAACACCACGCGTTATCCGTACACCGGACCCACGCGTTCCAGGATCGGCCACATACGTGTGGACCTGCGAGGATTTGCTCCTGTACGGTTACGCATATTGGCAGATTACAGAATTTTTTGCAGATACAAATCGCGTTCGAAGTGTTCAACGCGTCAATCCAACACGTGTCACCATTCAAACCAATTCATTGGCAACTGAAATTGAATACTACATGGTTGATGGATCACCGGTTCCGAATTCAGGATTAGGTTCGTTGGTTGTATTCAACGGCAACGATGAAGGCGTGTTGAACCGAGCAGGCCGAACAATCCGCACGGGTGCGGAACTAGAACGTGCCGCTGCGATGTACGCACGCGAACCAATTCCGTCGATGGTGTTGAAATCCAACGGCACGGCATTACCTGCTGACCGAATTGCCAAATTGCTTGATTCATGGGCAAGCGCACGCCGCAATCGTGGCACTGCGTTTTTGAATGCCGATGTAACCATGGAAACCGTGGGATTTGATCCTGAAAAATTGCAACTGGCTGCGGCCCGTTCATACATTGCCACAGAAATTGCTCGTGCCTGTGGAATCCCGGCGTATTACGTGGATGCAAACACCGGATCATCAATGACGTACTCAAATGCGACAACACAACGTCAAACATTGCTCGATTTTTCACTTATTCCGCTGATGACCTCGATTACCGAACGTTTATCAATGCCTGATTTTGTTCCATCAACCCAGGAAGTTCGGTACGACCTTTCAGACTATCTACGCGGCAGCGATCTTGAACGTGCCAACATTTACAAAACCCTGAATTCCATCGTGGATGCTAACGGCAATCCGGCCATCACTGTGGAGGAAATACGAAACGCGGAGGAAATGATCAAATGAAAGTCACAACACCATTCACCATCACGGCAGCTGATTCCGAGGCACGAACAATCACCGGCAAGATCGTTGAATTCGACGTTCCGGCAAATGCATCGACCGGCAAGGTCATGTTCAAATCAGGATCGTTAAATCCTGCCAATGTAAAATTGAATTTGGAACATGATTCTGCACGTCCAATCGGTAAAACACTTAGCATGGAATTTGCACCCGATGGCAAATCAATCGAGGCAACATTCAAGATTTCAAAAACAACCGCAGGTTCAGATGCCATCCAGGAAGCAATGGACGGACTGCGTGACGGATTTTCGGTGGAAGCCAATGCAAATGATTTTGGATACAACGAGGATGGCACCATGGTCGTCAATTCAGCAGATTTGGTCGGTGTCGCATTGACACACAATCCGGCATTTGATTCAGCACGTGTATCCAATGTCGCCGCGACTACCGCACCAGAAAATTCCGAGCCATCCAATGATGACGCGGAAGCAACACCCACACCACCAACAGAAGGAGACGCCGTGGAAAACACCGTCACAGAGCCAACTACCGCCGAGACGGTAGAAGCGGCAGCAGTAGTGCAAGCAGCATCAATCGCAAAACCAGTCAATTTCATCGCAACACGCAATCCGGTTGTTTCACCTGAAACATATTTGATGCACAAAATCGCTGCAATGCGTGGGGATGAGCAATCACGTTCATTCATCGCTGCGGCAACAAGTACATCGGACAATCCGGGCCTGATCCCTACACGCCAGCTGCGTGAAGTGGTCAACGGACTTTCGGACAATGTCAGAGCCTCAATCGATTCGATTTCATCGGGCACCCTGCCGGACGCAGGCCTTGTTTTTCAAATCCCGAAGGTTTCTCAGCTGCCTGATGTAAGTCAGGTCAACGAACTAGCGGCGGTCACACCTGTTGAACTCCAAACAGAAATGATCAACGTCAATGTGAAGTCATTTAAGGGGTCTCAGACCATGTCCGTGGAACTCGCTGACAGATCTGATCCGTTATTTTTCACAGAACTGATTTCAACTCTCACGTCACAATATGCTCATGCAACAAACACATATAACTCATCAATCATCGTTGCAGGCGCATCAAATCCAGCATCAGGTTACGGTGACAACATCACCGCCGCCGAATTGCTCGCATGGGTTTCAGGCGCAGCGGTAAGTGTTTATTCAAACACATTCAAATTCGCTGATGCAATCGTTGTGTCTCCACAGATGTGGGGCCGCATCATGTCATTCAACGTCGATGGCCGACCAATTTACAACGCATTGCAGCCACAGAACGCGGCCGGAAATGCACAACCACGTTCACTCCGTGGATCTGTAAACGGAATCGATCTATGGGTTGACACTGCGCTATCAGGCACAGGTGACAATTCAATGTATGTCATCAACCGTGATGCCTATACATGGTACGAATCCCCACGCCTAGAACTCCGTACGAACATCATTTCAGATGGTTCCATTGGAATTCTTATGTACGGTTACGGTGCAACTGCTAAGAAAATCGGCGCAGGCGCATACGCGTACACAGTCTAAAAACCAAACATCGGCCTGGTCACTCCCGAACAGGCCGAGCAGTCGAAAGGATCGGAAATGCCAACCATTGTGACCGCTGATGAATTGCGTCAGGTGCTTGGCGTTTCCGTTTCCTTATTTTCCGACGAATACCTGGATTCAATAATTGAATCTGCGGAAATCACTATCTTGCCAATGCTCACGCAATATCAAAGTGCAGTGGTATCGACTCGCATTCTCGATGATGTTTTATACATCGACACACTGCGACCAAATTATTTCGTCGAGGGACAGGGGATCGTTCTCGCTGGAATTGGTAACGGCCTCGATGGCCCTTACACCGTGAGCAATGATTCGGTTCGACCATTTCAAGTCACTGCGGTGGTCGATGAAGCTGATCGAATTCTTACTCCCGTGATTCCAGCGGGAACGGTCACACTCGATGGCGGTTCAGCCGCCGAAATATATGCAAACGTTCCGGCCGTCAATAAGGCAATCCTGATTGTTTCGGTAGAGATTTTTCAGAGCATCACGGCACCCGGTGGACAGATCGAAGGCGTTGATTTTGCGCCGACGCCGTACCGGATGGGCCGCAGCTTACAAAACAGAGTAATCGGCCTGATTTCGGCGTTTTATGACGTGGATTCAATATGCCAATGACAACCCTGTTGGACGTTCGCAATGATCTTGCAACGGCATTGGCCGGTGTAGCTGCATCGGTTTACCCGGTAGCACCGGAGGCCGTGATACCACCTGCCTGTGTAATCATCCCGGATTCGCCATGGCTTGAATCAACATTGATCAATGGGGCCGTCACTAAGGTGAAGGTCAATTTCGTTGTAACCGCTGCGGTTGCCAACAATAGCAATTCGGGTGCCTTGGACCAATTAGAGGCCCTGATTATCAGCATTTTGGGGGCAATGCCCTCAGGATACGTCGTCGGTGACGTTCAAAGGCCGTCAATCATTTCGGTTGGTGCGTCCAATTTGCTAGTCGCAGATTTGAACGTGTCAACCTATTTCACCCAAATAAACACCTAGGAGACAAAATGCCAACAAATATCATCACGGGCAGACAAATTGCATTCACCATCGATGGTGATGTTTATGATGCGCAGGCCACATCGGCCACCCTTGAAATTGAATCAACAATCAACACATACCAGACCCTTGATGGTAAGGCGTATTACACGACCGACACCCAGGGAACATTCAACGTCGAGATGCTCCAGGATTTTGGTGCAGCTGGTTCATTGTGTGAAGCGTTGTGGAATGCCGCAGCTAACACACCAAATGACCCATTGCCGGTCGTATTGACCGTCCATGACGTCGCGTACGTTTTCAGCGTGCAACCAATTTTTCCATCATTGGGTGGAACTGCGCCTGATGCGCTAACTGCCTCACTAGCATTCACCTGCGTAACCACGCCGGCGTTGGACTAATAAAGGGAGATCGGGAGAATGAAAACCGCAATCACGATTGAATTCCAATCCGGTGAGGTGGCCACATACGTGGCTGCCCCACCTGAATGGATGAAATGGGAAAACAAAACAGGCAAAACAATTCAACAGGCTAGTGAAATCGGAATCAGCGATTTGCTATTTTTGGCCTATAACGCCATGAAACGCGAAAACGCTGGGAAACCGGTCAAGCCATTTGAAGTGTGGACGGAAACCGTTTCGGATGTGAGGTTCGATGATGGGGACCCAAAAGCCACCAGCGAGGCAGTCTCAGCCGGCTAGTCATTGAACTAGCGATTGCCACGCAAATTCCCATGTCGGAATGGGATACCGCCGAAAAGATTCTTACCGCGTTGGAGATATTGGAGAAACGAAATGGCAAATGACGGCATTGCCTACGATAAATCCGAGCTGCGGAAAATTGTTGGTGCATTCAAGGCAATGGACGAACAGGCAACCCAGGAAGCGAAACTAGTTTCCGGGGCATTGGCCGAATATCTCCAGGGGAAAATTGTGTCGAAGGCCGGAACGTTGTCATCGAGCAATGTAGCCAGCCGAATTGCCGAAGGTTCAAAGGTGAGCAAATCAAGCAAGATCGGTGAAATTTCATTCGGTTACGTTTCACAGAAATTCTCAGGTGGTGCAACTACCCGTGATCTTTGGGGTGGATCGGAATTTGGATCAAATAGGTTCAAGCAATTTCCAGTGTGGTCAGGCCGTGAAGGTCGAGGATCACGCGGTTGGTTTATTTATCCAACCCTGCGTGCCGAACAACCATATATCATCAACGAATGGGAAAATTCATTCAGTAAAATTGCGAAGGAGTGGTGATGGCCGGTCAAGGTTCAAGAACGCTAAAACTCTCCATTCTGGGTGATGTTGACAATCTAAAGAAAAGCCTGGATAGCGGATCAAATGAGGTTTCATCATTCGGCGATAAATTGGGCAAATTCGGCAAGGTAGCCGGTGCCGCATTCGCTGCCGCCGGAGTAGCCGCCGCAGCTTATGCCGGCAAATTGTTGGTCGATGGAGTGAAGGCTGCCATCGAGGATGAAGCGGCCCAGGCTAAGTTAGCCGGGACCCTGGTCAACGTTACGGGTGCAACCGAAAAACAAATTGCCGCCATTGAATCACAAATTACAAAAACATCATTGTTGACCGGTGTCACGGACGATGAGCTGCGTCCCAGTTTTGAAAGATTGGTACGGGCAACAGGAGATTCCGATTCTGCATTGAAATTGCAATCGTTGGCCCTTGATGTAGCTGCTGGATCGGGCAAATCGCTTGAAGCGGTAACAAATGCCATGGCGAAAGCCCAGGAAGGCAACGCCGCATCATTGGCCAAATTGGGCATTGGGCTATCGGCTGCCGAACTCAAAACAATGTCCATGGACGAAATCACGGCAAAATTGGCCGAAACATTTGGCGGTCAGGCTGCTGAGAAGGCAGACACATTCGCCGGCAAAATGGATCGGTTGAAGGTTGCATTCAATGAAGGCAAGGAAACCGTCGGTTCATTCGTACTCGATGCCATCACACCAATGATCACTGGTTTCGTCAATAACGTCATTCCAACGATTCAAAAACTAGCTGAGGAATTAGGTCCAAAACTCACACCCGTTTTTCAAACGTTGACGGGATACATCAAGGATTTTGTTATTCCAACATTTCAGGCCATTTGGGCATTTATCACGGATTACGTTATCCCAGCGTTACAAAGTTATTTGACACCAATCATTGATGGATTGCGATCTGCATTTGAAAAGGTAACAGGCAAAATCGAGGAAAACCGCGAAAAACTGGCACCATTGTTCACATTATTCAAGGCCATTGCCACATTTGTGCGTGACGTTTATGCACCGGTAATTGGCAAGATTCTAGGAGCTGCGTTTAATACATTGGGAACGGCCATCGGAATTGTCATCGATCTATTCGCTAACCTTGTTTCATTGGTCAATAGCGCATTCAACGCAATCAAGAACATCGTCAATTTCATCAAAAACAATCCTGTGACCCAGGCAATCGGTGGAGCCATTGATTCGGTATTTGGCGGCGGTAGGGCTAACGGTGGCCCCGTATCAGGTGGAACGTCATACCTGGTTGGCGAACGTGGCCCGGAAATTTTCACGCCTACATCAAACGGATCGATCATCCCGAACAATGCAATGGGTGGAGGAACGGTCATCAATTTGAACGTATCCGGTGCCATCGATCCTGAAGGCACGGCACGAACAATCATCAACGTTTTGAACAATTCATTTTATCGTGGGACAAACGGTGCCAATGCGTTGGTAACCTCATGACCATTTGGAATCCAATCTGGCAGGTGACTATCAATGGCATCAGTTATGAAAACTACGTTCTTGCAAATTTGACGGCAACCAGCGGCCGAACAAATATCTATGAGCAAGCCCAGGCCGGGTATTGCAATCTTTCGATTTACAATGTCACCCAGTCACAGGTTGCAATCAACATCAATGATTCGGTGGGAATATCGATTCAAGATTCCACCGGCACATTCGTCCCAATTTGGGGAGGATCTGTCACGGATGTTTCGGTTGAAGTGACCCAGGGTGGATCGGTTGCAATCAGCCAAACGATTTCAATCGTGGCTCTTGGTGCATTGTCCCGATTACCTAAAGCCCTATATTCGACCAGCCTCAATCGTGATTTCGACGGCGATCAAATTCTTGAAGTTTTGACGGATTTGCTTATCAATAATTGGTCGGAAGTCCCGGCGGCATTGACGTGGGGCAATTATCAACCTGCAACCGAAACGTGGGCCCAGGCGCAAAACGTGGGATTGGGTGACATTGATACGCCAGGAAATTATGATCTTGCAGCTAGAGGTGCCGACGTCATCGATGTTTATTCATTGGTTTCGGCATTGGCCACATCGGGGCTGGGTTACATTTACGAGAATGCGCAGGGGCAGATTTCATACGCCGATTCCACTCATCGAACCCAGTATTTGGCAACAAATGGATACGTGGACGTTTCGGCAAATCAAGCCCTAGCCAGCGGAATCAAAATTCAAACCCGATCCGGTGACGTCCGAAATGATGTAACGATCAAATACGGTGCCAATTCGAACAACGAGGTATCCGACGAGGATTTGACGTCGGTGGCCACATTTGGCCGCTTGGCTCAGGTCATTACAACCACATTGCATGATCAAGCCGACGCCGAAGCCCAGGCCGCGTTTTATCTAACCCTGAGAGCATTTCCCGAAGCGATGATGCAATCAATCACATTTGAATTGACTAACCCTGAATTGGATGATTCTGACCGGGATTCCATGATCAACATATTCATGGGAATGCCGCTGCGCATTGCCGATTTACCAGCCAACATGACCGCCGGCCAATACCTGGGTTTTGTTGAAGGTTGGCAATTTTCGGCAGGTTATAACACCCTTTCTGTCACGGCATTGTTATCGCCGTTGGCCTATTCCATCCAGGCAATGGCGTGGAATGATGTCAGCGTGTCGGAAGCCTGGAACACAATCACAAACACACTCACGTGGGAAAATGCGCTAGTCGTAGCATAAGGAGAAAATATGAGCAATCCAACCACCCCGTTTAACTGGCAGATGCCGACAAACACAGATTTGGTCACGGACCTGCCTGCCGATTTTGAAGTTTTCGGTCAAGCGGTTGCAACATCGATGGCCGATTTGTTAGGCGGCACAACCGGGCAGATTCTTTCAAAGGCTACAAATGCCGACATGGATTTCACCTGGGTTTCCGCCAATCCTGGAGACATCACAGGCGTAACGGCCGGAACGGGAATTTCGGGCGGTGGTACATCGGGAGACGTAACAATTACAAACTCCATGGCAACTGCTATTGATGCAAAAGGTGATTTGATCGGTGGAACAGGGGCCGACACATTTTCACGATTAGCGGTGGGCACAAATGGGCAGGTTTTGACTGCCGATTCATCGACCGCAACTGGCTTAAAATGGGCTGCATCCGGTGGAAAAGTTTTGCAGGTTGTAAGTGCAACAACATCAACCACCGTAACAACAACAAGTTCGTCATTTGTTGATGGTGGATTGACGGCAACAATTACGCCAACAAGTGCAACATCAAAAATTTTGGTGTTGTTCACACAAGCATTTTATCTTTTAAGAAGCACCGACCAATGTGCCGCCGGTTATCAAATTTTACGTAATGCAACATCGGCAATATCAACAGACGTTGAGGCGTTTTATGTTTATGTGGGAACCGGAGCAAACGCAGCACAAAGACGCGACCACGCCACGGTGCATTTCATGGACAGTCCGGCAAGTACGTCGGCATTAACTTACAAAGTCCAATGGAAAGTGGGAAGCAGCACTTTAATTCTGCAACCTGGAATTCCGGACACCAGTTCAATCACTCTCATGGAAATAGGTGCATAATGGCTAAAGATTACGAAGTTTTGGGAATGCTAATTCCGCAAGGTGGTTGGGTTTTAACTGGCGAAGGTTATGAGAACATTGAATTTTTGGAATGCGATCCAATTACCAAAGAACAATTTGAAGCAGGTTTTGACGAATTTGATGCTATGAAAGCGGCACAAGATTCACAACAAGTTGCGGCGAAACAGGCGATCCTTGATCGGCTTGGACTCACGGCAGAAGAAGCGGCATTGCTATTGTCATGATTTCGCATAACGGATGGCCAGCATCGAAAGATCGGGCCGAATTGGGCATTGAAACGTTTTTGGTTCCAGGCACAAAAATCAAATTGCATTGTGCCAAATCCGTTGCACCCTTGTTGGTCGGTTTCGCAGCTGAATTTCATGAGCTGATCGAGCCGATTGATGAAGGTGGACTAGATGATTGGGGTTATTGTTTCCGAATGATACGTGGTAGCACGGACAAACTGAGCAACCATTCAAGCGGAACCGCCATCGACCTAAACGCCACCCGTCATCCGTTGGGCAAGGTGGGAACATTCCCAAATGAAAAAGTCCCGATGATCCGGGCATTAGCCAAAAAATACGGTCTAATTTGGGGAGGCGATTACCGAAACCGAAAAGATGAAATGCATTTTGAAATTGCCTTAACGCCGGCGAAGGTCGCTGCGCTAGTGAAGAAACTGGAGACATCCAAATGAATCAATTTAAAGCGATTGCGGCCTCATGGTTGCGTTCATTCCTAGCTGCTGGCCTGGCCGTTTACATGGCCGGCGTGACCGATCCAAAGGCCATCGCAATGGCAGGCATTGCCGCCGTGGCACCAGTAATCCTCCGATATTTAAATCCGAACGATGCCGCATTTGGTAACAATGACAAATGACCGAAACGATCGCCGCGATCGGATTGATCGCAGCTGCAACGATTTCATCGATTGCGGCCATTTTTGCAGCTAAGGCCGAAAAGAATTCCCGTCCCGTATCAAATGGATTCGCCGACGGTATCCGAACCGATGTTCGGGAAATCCGGTCATTGCTGATCGAGCATTTGAAGGATCATCCGAAGGCTTAGACACGCCGAAAATCAGGCGTGAATCTTGATTTTGTCGGTCCAATGCGTCACATTATCTCCAGGCAGACCAACCAACTGCCATCGGGAGAAAAAATGAGCATGGAACAAATCATTGGGTTCGCAGTATTGGCCCAGCTATCAATCGGAACCATTTTGTATTCGATGGGCTACCGGGACGGAAAATCCGTCGGTTATCATCATGGCCGATCAATCGGCATGGCAATGGGCAAATCTAAGGTGGCCAAATAATGTCATTCCTGGACCATTACGAAACCGTGAATCAAAAAGTCATCAGACTGCACGCCACCTATCCGACCAACCGCATTGAAACATCGATCATCGATTGGAATCCTGAAAAGGGTTACATCCTGATTGAATGCCGAATTTTCCGTCATTATGAGGATGAGAAGCCAGCCGCCATTGATTATGCACATGGCATGGTCACGGCTTACAACGTCCAAATGAAACGTTGGTACGTCGAGGATACGGTGAGCAGTGCAATCGGCAGAGCTGCGTCGGTGGTATTAGGCACCGAGGAGAAGGCATCGAAAGAATCAATGATTCAGGTCGAGAATTTGCCAAAGGCGTTCATCGATGAGGATCCATGGTCAAAGCCATTCGGCGAGGATGGGTTCTCTACGGCCTCGACGGCCATCCAGGAGATCAAAGCGCAGCTCGGTGGGGAATTGGTCGGAGAAGCCCCAATTTGCGTCCATGGACACCGTATTTGGCGAGAAGGCACATCGGCCAAAACCGGCAAAGAATGGGCAAATTATTCATGCCCCGAGAAAAACA